TACCACCTACATTTATATCAGGTTGGTATATCTCAAAAGGCAGCTTCTTGAAGGTTGTTAGCTCGTTTCTAAGTATCTCATTGCTCTGTGGGCTTGTTGTAACAACTCTTATACCCTCTTTAGTAACACACCAAGTCTCGTGTAGTATGACATTTTTACTTGAATTGCTAGTATTATTCTCACTGTTTAGTATTAAGTTCTTGTAATCACTCTCTGATAGGTCTGAAGTGGTAGTAAGATTCTCTATTGCTTTCTTGTCATAATTAGGATTGTCTTTTATCAACTCGTAAGGCTTACTCATAACCTTTACAATATACCTTGCGTCTTCTACTCCAGTACAGTATGGGTCAATATAGGTATCAAAAGGATCTAAACACTCCACCCAAGCGTTACCCTCCCCGTCATCTAGTTTGTCATCATAACCATATTGGAATATGCCAAGTCCATAAAGCAAACCATAAAGCAAAGACTTATTAACCTTCTCTTCTAGGTTTAACCTATCGTATTGGAATGCCAGATATTCTCCTAGTATTCTTGAAGTATCATTATCTAATTCTCCATAAGGCAAAGCGTCTACATCCCAGCTTGGGTTGGTCTTCATGACTGCATTCCTTATAGCCCTACACACCATATATGTGTGATTGATATAAAAGGTAAGTGGATTCCTTGTATCCTTTACAAATGTTCCTGTAGTTCTGTCAAACTTGAGATTCTGATTGCCCTTGTAGTACATGTAGTTTACAAACCATTGAAGCTCTACATTAGACCCTCTCCAGTTTCTACTCTCCTCAAACTTCTCTTTAGTGTAGGACATCCAGTATTCTTTGTCGTACTTTTCTTTCCCCTTTTTCTCCTCGTACTTCTGGGCTGTGCTTGTTGCCATTTGTGTATTCTACAAGTTTAATATCCTCTATTTCCCTCTATTTAATGTTCTTTTCTATTGCTTCTTGTATAACCGAGTCCATATTCTCTAGTTCTACAAGATTGCTCGTGTCTTCTATCTCCTCTTCTTCTGGCTTCTCTGCAAAGGTTGTGTACTCTGGTAAATCTCTTGCTTTTAATAACTTCTGTAATTCCTTTCTCTCTCTACTTCCTACAATAACCTGTAAACAAGTTATCACCCCCATTGATAAAATCGCTATTCCTAGTAAAATGCACAAAATAATAACAGTTGTTTCCATATATACAATTATAACATATTAAGTTGATCCTCTTTTTTAGTTGCTTCTATTCTACACTTAGCTATTTCCATATACTCTGGCATCATTTCTATTCCTATAAAATCTCTATTAAGTTTCTTACAAGCCATACCTGTCGTACCACTACCCATAAATGGGTCTAGTACAACCTGTCCTTCCCTGCTTACTAACTTTACAAGATACTCCATTAAAGCAATAGGCTTAACTGTTGGATGGAAGTTCTGTTTAGGAGTATTCGTTCTGTTTCTAGGATTATCCCCACCCACCCCATTATCTATGTTTCTATCAGCGTGTCTTGTTAGCTCCAACCCCTCACACCCTATATTCCTTTCCCTCTTACTTGCTTTGGCACAATAAAAGAATCGTGCTGCTGAACCTGAGTCGGCATAATCACAACTGTTTGTGTCTTTGTATTCAAAACCATACATATTGTTTTTGTTGCCTCCCTTTCTAATTGGACTTCTTGCTTTGCTATTTGGAAACAACCCTACTACTTCATCACTACCATCGTGGATTAGGTTGGCTGGGAAGCGACCACCAGCAGTGTTAGAATTATCAATAACATCCTCTTTTGTCATCTTCCCATTTCCAAACATAGTTGTAGAACTTGCTTGCCTACCAAGTTTCTCTTCTGTCCCCACCCTACACCCATCAATATTTATTCCACCTACTCCCCACTTCAAGCAATTCTGTGCTACTGTACCCTCAATGGGTTTTCTAGCAACTGTAATAGGCTCTAGTGCTGGTTTAAGAGCAGTACCCCAGCCCTCCCATTTAGAAGTGCCTTTGGTGTTTGTAAATTTGTTTTCTTGACTATCTACATCAGCATAGAATTTATGATTAGCAGTTTTTCTATCCTTACTACCATCTGGAAATGTTTTGGGTGGTAATACCTCCCTCTCATTCTCCTGCAACTTATCAACTGCCTTACTTTTTGCTATATCTACCGTGTATGTAGTTAGGCATTCCGCCATGTACTCCGTAATAGTGACAGTTATGGCAGAGGCACATTCCGTTTTCGAGGTCGTGTCTAAGCTCTGGAAAGTCTTTGATTGGTTTAATATGGTGTGCAATAAGTTTTCTGTCAGTACCGCACATAGCACACTTATAGTTTCCTCGTCTGAGTATTTCCTTTTTCCACGCAAGGTCTTCAGGGCTTCTTCTACCCTGATTTTGTTTGCCATGTTTTCGCTTGGCGTATCCTTGGCACTTTCTTGAGCAGTAGAAGTGGTCGTATGTTGCGATTGACTGTGGCTTTGTCCGTTGTAATCCACAAACTTCACAGGCTCTTGTAACTGTTTTATCTCGGCTACGACACTCTGGAGAACAGTATTTATTCTTGTGGGCGTGGCTTGGTGAACGTTCAAAGCTATCCCCACAGTATCGGCACTTGTATTCTGTTTTTCTTGACTGGTCGGAAGCACTACACGCAATAGAACAGAATCGTTTAAGTCTGTATGTTTTCCAACTACGGTTGCTTGTCTTTGCGATAGTTTCGCCACAATGTTCACATTGTTTGAGTTGCTTTTCCATACTCTAATTATATCTGTTTTCTGTATATTATCAAGTGCTTTGCTAATCTTTGTCCACTCATTTGTTTCTAGCTGATTGACGCTTTTCCCCACGTTCAAAGATTTCGGAAATCCACTCCCATATACCCAAGCAATCATATCTCTTATCTCAAAACCTGCATCCTCTATATTAACAGCCATTCTATGTTGTGTTCTCGTACCTGCAAAGGATAGTAAATACCCACCGGGCTTTAGAACTCTTAAACACTCTTTCCATATATCAACACTAGGTACATCATAATCCCACTTTTTACCCATAAAGGATAGTCCATAGGGAGGATCTGTTACAATCGCATCAACTGAGTTATCCTCGAAGTCTTTTAACCTATCTAAGCAATTGCCGAGCAGTAGTTCCATTGTAATATAACTAAATTAAACTATCTCCTGACATCATATCATCAACCCTATCGTTGATATCTACTTCTTCGTCATCTTCTTCTTTCTCTAATTGACCGTACATATTAAGTTTAGGATGTTCAAAGTAATCAGGCCTACTATGGCAAATATACCTTAACACATCCACCAGATCATCTCCTAACTTAAACGGTTCGCTTCTCTTACTGTCCTTTTCCTCATTCCACTTCCTCCAGTGGTAGTTGTTTAACTCGTCTACTAACATTTTACACCTTCTGGCTATAAACAACTTGTCTTCCCTAAACAGTCTTGTTACCCTATTGATGCCTGCCATAACATCATTGTTAGCAGGCACAAATCCCCAGCCCTCTTCTTGTAATTGGAACATCATGCTTTGACCACTTGTCTGTTGTGTTCCCTTACTTGCTGGGTCTATTATAAACATCTCAATATCTTGCTCTCTTAGTCCATTGCGAACTAGCATTCCATTTAACTGATTGCTTATCTCTTTGGCTGTTAAAAACTGCTCTCTAAACTCGTCTACTACAAATAGATTGCCATTGGTATCTTCTTTAACTAAAAGTCCAGCAGTAGGGTGATTCCAACCTACATCTAATCCTACAAAGTATATGTCTGTTAGTGCCTTTACACTATCTTTACAATGCCTTAGCTCACTAAAATCAGGGTATATTAACCCTTCAAACTTCTCAAAACTCGCTAAGTATTCTTGCTTAAACATCATGTCAGACAAATCCTTCTTAGCCTGTTCTACTAAACTCTGGTCAATGTAAGGGTTGTCTAAGGTAGTAAACTTCCAAGCCTCAAAGCCTGCTTCCTTATCAATGGCAGGTTTGTAAAATGTGTCATACACCCAGTCATAACCTTGAGGGGTTGTTGTTATCCATGCCACACCATTCTTATCTGTTAGTGTAGGATACAATACCTCCCATACTTGCTTACTCATAAAACAAGCCTCATCAAGCCATAGCCAATCCAAGCCTACTCCTCTTAATCTATCAGGATTCTCACCACTTCTAAGAGTAATTGTACTTCCATTCTTAAATTCTAATCTGTTATCCGATTTGTTCCAACTTGCTATCGTATCAGGATTGCACCACTCCATTAAAACAGGAATGTTGATATCTTTTAACATCTGATATGTAGGGGATATAATCCACCCATGTGTAGGGGTTTGTCTACTCCCCTTTTTCCCTATCCTGCTTCCATAAGCATAGGACAAAGCCTCTAAGGTTCCAGCGATTGTTTTCCCTCCCCTTCTTCCAGCGATAAAGGTTCTAAATCTTGCTTCACTACTATGGAAAGCCCTCTGATATTTATGTGGCTTGTATATCTTCATTGTCATCCTCCCATTGTATAATTATTCCTGAGGATATTTTCTCTCCTGCACTTGTAACATCTACCGCTCTCTCAGGCTTAGGTACTGCATAATCAAAAATAGTCCTTGTTGCTGATATTCTATCTGCTGTCTTCTGCTCCTTATCACTTGCAATATCTATTAAATTACGAACCAAATCTGCTATATCATCAGGTATTAAGCAAGTTAGTATAGCCTCTCTCATAGCTATTCTTTCCTTGTATACATTGTTTCTATTTTCTGAGTCTGCCAATATTTGCCCTACTTATAGGTTATATAGTATATTATACCATTATTCTAGCTTATCTAGCTCTCTTAAGATTTTCTCTCTCTTCTTTTTAAGAGATAACAACTCTAACTCTCTAGCATTAGTTCTTCCTCCTTTGGCTTGTATCCCATCTATTATCTGATGTCTCTTACTGTTAATCTCATGTAATTGTCTTTGTAGTTTTCTCTTCTTCTTCCCAAAGATTAACTCCCAGCCCTCGTCATAGTTCTTCTTATTCTCACTGGTCATATAAGTATAGGCTTTACTTACATCTTCGCTCATAACTTTTTAACCCATTCTAAAATTAGATTAAACTTCACACTTGGTCGCTTAATATACTTATCCATATCAATAGGCTTTTCTTTGGGTATTTTCTCTCCAATCTCAAGGTATGTATTGTCCATTGGCACTGCTTCTGGCTCTCCTGGTGCCTTGTACGAGGCCTTTTTATCCACAACATACACTGGAATACCCATTAACCTAGCAAAACTCTCAAAAGTAGAAGGTCTTGGAGTAAATACAATATCATACTCAGGTAGCTTCTCCTTTATGTCTTCTAGGATATTACTGTCTACCTCATTGTACCAAGTCCTCTCTGCAAACAACCTACCAGTCTTGTCAGTAAGCTTTACAGTCCAGTTATACTCAGGATATGCTCCTCTTAATTTCTCGTATAGGGACTGATTGTATATTCTTAAATCTCTCACCCAATGTAGGGGTACAAACAAGGCTTCTTTTCCTTTATGCTTAGTCTTCTTAATATCATCA